GTTCTGGTGGGCATTGTCCATCCTTGAGCCTATAATACCTTAAGCAACATGGTATTGCGATTGAACTTGCCGGTCAAGCTCCAGCTTTTGCCGTTTACCTGATCAAGCAGCACTTCAAGCCTGCGAACCGTTGTTGCCCGATTCCAATGGGGCAAATCAGTTTCAGGCTTACGCAAGGTTTTACCAATTGATTTTTTTTCATCAAAGTTTGTGATCCTAGCGCCCTGGACGCTTAGGCGCTTGCTAGCCTCTGCGAAATATACCTCACAGTGTCGCGTTTTCGTATTGTAAATGACGGCTGCCTCGGCCCCTACTAGATTGGTAGGATCAACACTGCTGATCCCAAGATTGGAATCTTCATCCTTGTATGTTACCTTTGATGCAGCTTTCTCACCTTTACGATCGCTTTGCTCAAGCGTGTTAGATAGCTTACGCGCCTTTGCGCCTTTGGCACCGGCTTTGATGCTGGCACGATTATTTACGATCAATCCCAGGGTATCGACAATGGTGGCAAGTGGTTTTACCCAATTGGCAATTGAAGGGTCCTGCTTTGCCTCAACAAGAGAATCCTTATAGTGCTCGAGCAGTTGTCTTGCAATAACGGTTTTACCTTCGGCGCGGTCAGATACGATCTTACGTACGATAGCCGGCAATTCCCGTATGGTTACCGTGCCTTTGAGCACACGGGCTTTGCTGTTGTCAATCTGGCTGTAACAGTCAACATATGCCAACACATTCTTACCCTTGGAGGAAAGCACGATGGGATCCCATGAGAAATCCCTGATTGGTTCAGCTTTGTGCTGGTAATCGCAAAGAATTTTGCGAACTTTTTCGATGCTGGATTCCTTTAGTTTGGCCCCTCGATTGATGCAGTAGGCAATCTTGCCCTCTATACCAACCATATTGATCGGAATGTTGTTTGCAATGGACTCCATGTCTAAATGCTTGGCATATTTGACAAGCTCGGTTTTAAGCACATTGCTGTCAATCTCATAATGAATGAAATTCAGCACGCGACCATACCGGTCCTCAAAATCTTCAGCATTACAATCAAGTTTGGCAATTTCTTCGTCCATTGACACAGCTCCTATGGATTATAATGTAATTATAGCATAGCTGTAAAGACAGTCAACTGTCTTTACGCTTGTCTATGTTAATACCCAATTCCCAACAAATATGCCATGTAGGTCCTTGGTAAACCAATGCCGCGACACGCTAGGCACCACCGCGGTTCCGTCTGGGCGAGCACGCTCTTGCTGTTCGATTTGATGCCGTTTGGATATTGAGATATCAGTCATGTTCCGTCCAAGGTCCTTTAGTCGTTCACCATCAGTATGCCATGCTCGCTGCCGAGCCCGCGCGCGTATTCGATAGCCTCCTCCTCGGTTTAAAACCGCCGTTGGCTTGCCAGCGCCCATTCATCCTCATAGTACCATCTGACGTATGCCACGTCAAGATATCAGCGATCACCACACAGGAAGATCACCATGTATGGCTAATCGGTCATCAGACTATCTTTCCACATTTTAACAACTTGATATAAATAACTATATGATCATATATAAAACTGTCAACCTGATAAACAAACACTATTATATAGGCAAAGACCAACAAAATAATCCCACCTATCTTGGTTCTGGGCTAATTCTAAACAAGGCTATAAAAAAATATGGAAAAGAAAACTTCATAAAAGAAATATTAGAGGAATGTGACAATCCAGACATATTAGCTGAAAGAGAAAAATACTGGATAGCACATTACGATGCTGTAAATGATCCAAACTCGTATAACATCCATCACGGTGGACGAGGAGGTAACACGGGTGCATACCATAAAGTTGGTAAATTTGGTGTTAGTAATCCAATGTACGGTAAAAAGCATTCGCCGGAAACGATTGAAAAACAAAAGAAAAATAGACGTAAATGGTGTCAAACTCCGGAAGGTCAGGCGCATCTTCAACGAGCTCGTGATAGAATGCTTGGTGAGAACAATTGGAATTATGGTAAACCAATGACAACAGAGACTAAAGAGAAACTTCGATCGGCTCGATATCAATCTAGAGGTAAAGGATACGGAAACTTAGCCACTTATAGACTCACCTCGCCAGTTGGCGAGGTGTATGATATAGAATCAAAAGAGTTATTATCGGCATGGTGCATCAAAACTGGACACAGTTTATGGACCATCGAGCGCCGTCTTCTAAACGATATCAATCCAAAGTCCGGATCATTAATTGGTTGGAAAGCGGAGGTAATTCAGCGTAAACTGAAATTACCTCCGCTAGATATCTAGAAATCTAGAAATTTCCTGGGGCAACCTGGAGAACCCTGAGACCTCTGCTTCTGAACATGTTAACAACCTGATTGCGATCGTCCACGGCCATGGTTGGCAAGTAGCCGTCGGCAATCATTTGATCAAGGATCTCGCTCTTGATAACGTCATCGCTACGATAATCCATGGCAGGACGCATGTAAAGCTTGCTGTATAGGTCACCAACACCTGCCACATTTTGCAACCAGGTTTCGGTAACCTCACGTTGCTCTTCGCCGCGACCGCTGGCAATCAGGATGGTGCAACCCGCATCATGGAACGTCTTTAGCATCCACACGATGTCCTCGTTGACCCCATCATCCTTCATTGCACGATTAAAGGCCGGCCAGTTCTTCGGCTTATGCTGGACCCAATGCAGTCTATGAGATGGATTTGATAAAGTTCCATCTATGTCCCAAATTGAACAGGTAGGTATGCTCCACATCAGATGTTTATCCTTCTCATTATGTATATTAACATTTTAGCATGTGACCAAAAGATTGTCAAGGATAAATAATGTTGTGGTCCACGAGATTCGCGGTCTCAAACCACTCTAATGTCGTTAGGAGACAATCAGCATGAGTATTTATAAGCCCACATGGCTCTATATCAAACAACATAATAAAACTGGACTAAAGTATTTTGGCAAAACCATGAACGACCCAATTTCGTATAAAGGGTCCGGAACTTATTGGTTGAGACATATTCGTAAATACGGTAATGATGTTACTACTATTTGGTGCCAGCTTTTCAATGACAAAGATTCACTTACATCATATGCATTGCATTTTTCAGAATCAAATAACATAGTTCAATCCGACGAATGGGCCAATCTTCGTCCAGAAAACGGTATCGACGGAATACCTAAAGGTTCAATTCCAAAAAATAAAGGTATACCACGAACACAGCAAGTTAAAGACGCTGTTAGTAAAGCAAATAAAGGAAGATTAGTCGGAGAGAACAACCCAATGTATGGGAAACCCAGAGTTGACCTTGTAGAAAGAAACAAATTACCAAAGCGCTGGGTAACAGATGGCAATGTTGATAAACTGATATTACGCGAAGAGGAGAGTATCTTTTTAAAAAATGGGTGGAAAATAGGTAGAGCTAACATTGATAGAGACGCGCTCAGAGTAAGTGGTTCAAAAAATAAAGGAAGAATATCTCCTTTAAAAGGTAAAAAAGGTAGAAGGTATAGATGGGTTACTAATGGCATGGTAGATCATGCAGTAGATTATGATATGCTTGAGCATTATTTGTCTATAGGGTTTATCATAGGTAGAAGTCAGTATAATAATTCTAAATCTGATAAAAATTAAAAATCACACAGACATGCTACAATCCTACCTTATACACAGTAAGATTGTAGCATGTGTGCTTCATTTGTCAATTGATTTTAGTTTGGAAACTGGGTTTTCCACATCTTACGTATTGCATCCTGCACGTCGGCCGGAAGAGGCACGTATTGCATGTTTTTGGCCGCATCTGCTCCAGATCTAAAGCTTGTGTCAAACAGCTTGCGCACTGCCAGGCTGACATTGGTATCTTTGGGATCCAGCGGTATCAGCACGAATGTTGCGCTTTCGATTGGCCAACTGTTGTTGCCAGGCTGGTCGTTCAGGTTAACAGCAAAATTTTCTGCCGACTGCCAGTTTGCGTTGGCCGCTGCGGCAGCAAATGTCTCAAAAGTTGGAGACACAAAAATTCCTGCCTTGTTTTGTATCTGCGTGGTAATCAACCCATTGTTTGCGGCATATGCGCTTTCAACATACCCAATCGCTCCTTTTACCTGTTTAACGTTGCTCGATATACCGTCGCTGCCCTTGCCTCCGTTACCTGTGGGCCATTTTACGCTGGAGCTGCTGCCAACCGTGTTATTCCATTCCATGCTCTTTTGACCCAGATAATTGGTAAAAACGAATGTGGTTCCACTGCCATCCGCACGATAAACCGGGGCAATGGCAACGCTGGGCAAGGTTAGCCCGGGGTTAATTTCAGCAATCGCCGGATCGTTCCATTTTTTAATCTTGCCAAGATAAATGTCGGCAATAATGTTTCCTGTGAGCTTGAGTTGATTGCTTTTGATGCCAGGAATGTTAACTATCATCACCACACCACCTATCACCGTCGGAAACTGGCCCAGCTTTGCCTCGGCCAGCTTTGCTGGTGATAGTGGCATGTCTGTTCCACCAAAATCAACGGTTCTATTGATTACCTGATTGATACCGCTTCCAGAACCAATATTTTGGTAGTTCAGTTGTATGCCCTGTGATTGAACGGCCTCGCCCCACTTGGCATAGATTGGTCCGCCAAATGTGCTGCCTGCTCCGGTAATTGGTTGTGAATACGCTGCGGTTGATGCTAACAGCATTGTAGCTGCTAACATGATGGTAGATATTTTCATATATTTTCCTTTTTATTCGTTTATAATCTTTTTGATACGTGTAACGACCTCTAAGGCCTGTTCAGCCGGCATGCTTCCTACATCTACGAGAAACCTGCGTCGACCGGTTTCAGGGTCGACTTCAATATCAACCTGATTTTCGCCCTGTTTTTCTGTTATCATCTGTTTTTCTGTCATGTTTTGGTCTCCTATTTCATACCAAAATGTGTAGCTATCATCCTGCCCAAAATCTTTTTCTGCTCGTGCATGTTGATCGCACAAGGGATGATCTCCTGCGAACTGTGTGCTGCGCATCCATACAGCCGACCGGTTGCAGTCGTCGTATGCATTGCCGCAGCAGATTTCAATCTTGGTCGTTTTCTTCTTCATTCTTCGTTCCAAAAATGTTCTTGAATATTTGCAACAATGGTCCGATATGGTTCGTGCAAGATCATCTTCGTTGAAGGATCACTTTCACATACAACATCAATGCATGTGTTAACTATCAACTCAGCAAACTTTTCAGAAAAGCACAATGGTATTTCTACCCTGCCGGTACCATCGGTTCCTTCAACGATCACGCTAGGCGTGATGGTTTCAAACATGCATGCTTGTAGCGCATGTTCGGTTAACTCGCGTATCATAACCTGATTCATCATAGATCTCCTTCTTTACGATTTTCACTGTAATGTACATCAAATGATCCGCCAGGATAGCGCGATTCAAGCTTGCGAACGTTTTCTTCGACCACCGCATTTGGATCCAATCCAAGAGCACGACAAGCATTTACCCAATAAAATATCACATCACCCAGCTCGCGCTTCATATGGAATAATGCAGCGTCATCCAGGTTCTTACCTTGGAAGAAAATCTTCTTTGGAATCTCGCAAAACTCGCCTGTTTCAGCTGCCATGCCCAGTGCTGCCGTAAGCAATAGAGGTACGTTCACATCTGGACCATGTTGCATTTCTCCGTTTGGTCCATATGCTTCATAGTTGCCGTCAACCGTGTCCAATCTGTTCATGAAGGTTGTTAAATCATTGCTGGGCTTGCTGGTAACGGCCTCAACAAAATCCCGATATCTGTTTAAATCTATGGTCATACGATTCTCCTATTGCTTGTCATAAGCGTAGCAAGAATGGCAACGGTGGTCAAAAAGAAACCTCCTTAAAAGG